TGGCTTCGACCAATATCACCACTCTCAACAGGAAATGCTCGGACGTTGGCTCGATTTAACGATGCCATAAACAAAGATACTAGACGAGTAATGCGCTCATCAATTAAGTGGCACTCCATATCGGATGCACCTTCCCAGGGGAAAGCATCAGCCCCGTGCTTGCGATGATCCCGGCTTTTGCCAGGCCACCAGTTACGACGATCATCGTAGCTAGTACGGCATAGATCAAAGTAGGAGTCCAACTCTGATACGGTCTGCTCGTAAGCATAGCGTAGAGTTTTAATATCGGGTTCATCCTGGACGTAGGTCAAGGACTCGGAGATTGATTCATTTAGCATTTTCTTCTGCGAGGCGTTTTTGTATAGATTTAAGCAAACGGATAGTGTAAGTCGATGATACGCCTATTGTATCACATAGGTCACCATTTGTCATTGATACGCCACTTTCGTGCAGAACATACCTGCGAAGTATTTCCCAACTAGCCAGTCGGTCGGACTGCTCCCTGCACCAAGCCCTGTCCAGGGTGATGTCGTTATTTTCCGACATAGCGATAGCTTACTCCCTTTGAATCCTCAATAGCCTCAAAGGTAATTATCTTTTTAAGAAGCTTACCCTGCCACTTACGAGGAAGTAACACATTGGCTCTCTTCCCGATTTCTTTGCTGAAGACAACATTGTACTTCGGGTTAGGGCATTCTGCTATGACGGTTCCGGTGAAGTGCTTAGGGATAATCTCCTCAATCATAAAGGAATCCTCAAGGATTGTTGCACCCTCTTCAGTTACCCAAGTATTTCGTCCCGTTCCAGTAACCGAACCCTCTGGCAGTTTTTCGGTTGCGATTCTAAGAGCTTCATCGAACTCAACTTCTTGTTCTTCTGCAATTTTACTTAATCTTGTCTTTGGCATTAGTATCCTCCCTTGTTTGGTTTAGTTGTCATCATATCGTTTGATGAAAGAAAGTCAGGACCTTCTCCACCATTCGACATCCGCAAATAGCGAATGACATCAAAGAAGTCCTTTAGGGCTTCCTCAGGCTTGCCGCCTGCATTATAGTTAATAAGGCTGTCGATTAGATTACCGCAGTCCTCGTGAATATAGCATCTTGGTCTATTAGCTTGGTCAATGTCCACATTGGGATTGTAGTTAAACCAGTCATCCAGAGCTGTGATGCCTTGTTCCTCCATTTTACCATCAGATGGTAGAAAGCTTAGACCGAAGTCATAGAATGATGTAAATAGATCGTCATTGTTCTCATTCTCTCTAGCAAAGAAACGCGAATCCCCGATTCTCTCAATTACCTCAATCCCTAGATCGTCCTCAATCTCCTCAAATAATTCGCAGTACCCCTCAACATTTAGACCAATCTTCTTGGCTGCTGGGCCGTACTTCCACTTCGGGTCCCCGAACATAGCCCACTCGCCGTAAGTGTTACGATCCGGCCACTCCTTGCGGATGTATACCTCGCCGTCCTTGTTTACCCCAGCCCAGATGCAGGTATAGTTCCTTGCACCAGCGGGGTCAACCACCTGGTAGCAGGTGAACTGCGACTTATCGGAAATGTCGGGGAACGTCATCTTGTATTTGTTTGGCTCCTCATTGAGCACATTTACCTCAGTATTAAAGTAAGGGAGCAGAGCATTGGCTGACTTCACGGGTAATCCGTACGCGCGGACCTTGATCTCATCCTCTGGTCGCCCGGCTAGATCCTTTGCGATTCGCTCGTAACCCCCGAATGGGTTCTCGTCCGAATGCAGGTAGATCACAGCCGCATCACGGCTTGGACTGTACTGCTTAGTAGGAACCTCCTTTCCCCTCAGGAGGGCGGCAGGTCTAGTCTCAAGGGTCTCTGCTCCCTTTAAATAGTCAGCTATGAAGGGTGTATACCCGTCAATAGGGGTGAACCCAATCACCATCTTTGAATCCCGTGTAGCTAGGCGGAACCGCAGGGTATTTACCAGAGCAGCGTCACCTAAGTACTCGTCCAGCCAAGCTCCGATATTGGATTCATTCCCAGCCTTGACACTACCCTTCTTGAACCCGAACTCGAAACCCTCAAGGATAGTGGAGTTATTACTGAACTGTGTATAAGTCTTGAAGTCCACACGTGTCCTAGTATCCGGGAACACGAACGAACTCCCAGTAAAACCATTCTGCATTGAATAGTTAATGTACCCGTCAATGCTCTTAGTCTTCTTCCGGAACTCCTTGGGCATCATTTCCCAGATAGCTGGCTGCTGTACCTTAATAGAGGTATCCGCATTCTGAGAAAAGCATACTATGTGTCCATCGAAGTTAGAACTCACGGCCTCCATAATCCGCTTCGCACAGCCCGTCGTCTTGCCACTACGATTCCCACCCAGTGCTAGAACCTCATTGTAGTCCCTGAAGGAGTCCGACATACGTTCCCAGCCAGGTAGGTCGAACCCATAGCGGATAGGATCATCCGTAGCTGCCCGGATTCTGCCCTCGTGCGCCCTGTGTAGTTCCTCTAGTAGCTTTGGGTCAGCTTCTCCTAGAAGGACAATCTCCTCGTCCGTGGGCGGCTTGAGGATTGGGTGCTCTGTGAAATCAAGCATACTTAAAAGATGATATCTTCATCGTCGTCCTCGACATCCTCAATTATATCATCCCAGTCAAGGTCACCAAAATCCGAATCCATATCATCTAGGGACTCAGTCATTAGCATTCTACCGATACGATAGTTCGTGTAATCATAGAATAGATCACCGTCCTCATCCATTATGATAAAAGCAAAGTTAGGAGAAATATCCCCAAGCATTCGTCGAACGTGGTTAAAAGCAATGTCCGGATCAATGTCAGGTGTCTTATTCTTCATTTGCTGCCCTTTGGTTGTTCGGTTTTAGGAGCCAAGGGTTTCTTGGACCAGTCAATATCGTCGTAGTTCTTACGCTGCTTCTCAGCATTATGCCCCTTGCGGGGTCCGCTTCCTTTAGTACTCAAAGTATTCCTCCATTTCTATCTGTGCTTTACCGACTTCATAGAATGCGTCAGCTACGTTTTGTTGATGGTAACCATTAGCTAAGCTAATACGAAACATAAGCTCAGCTACTTGATTAGCAGTAAGGTCATCGTGCTTAGTATCAATTGAGACCTCCTCGTCGTGACTATTAATTGTTATCTTCATCTTGTATCTCTATTATATCAGCTACCTTAGCTTCTTGTATCCGCTTCCTAGCAGCAGCTATAGTCGCCTCGTAGTCATCCTGTGTGTACACCTTCCGGTCCTCAGTAATCTGCGTAGCCTCTCCTCTAGCTGTCATAGCCTCCCTGGAAGCATTGGACTTAGCTATGGATAACTCCTTGATGTCCTTGAACCCGACCTCCATCTCCGGATCATTCTCCAAGCGGTCGCGTACCTTATCAATTAAATCCTCCTCTAGGCTACTTAGGTTCAGATAGTTCTTGGCCGCGATCCGACCACTTAACTCCTTGAACGTACCCATATGGTCAGCGTAGTCCGTAAGTACACTAATCACAGTATCCCGCTCGAAACCATAGTGGCGTACCAGCCTAGTCTGGCTGCTCCCCGTACTGTACAGATAAAGCAACTTAGCCACCTTCGCGGGATCATAGACGCTCAAGCACTTGAGCTTTAGACCCCGCTTCTCATTAGCCACCTCGTGGATACTCTGCTGGATCTCGCTCAGCAAAGCCTCCTTCTCCTTCTCAGTAGCATTCATTTCTCTATCTTCCATACCAGTACCTCATCATTAGATTTACTACTTGTCAAGTTAATATACTATTAGTAATGCTAATACATAAAAAAAAGTTCATTATATATGTATACAATCCCGGATTTCGTGTTATACTCTGCGTACCATAAGGCAGCAACTTCATAAGACAGTTCAACTTGCAGTCCTAAAGGTTATTCCTTTAATGAATATAAAATAAAGGGAATCATAAAAGAGAAGTCATAAACTGACATCTTATGGTACACGAGATTACTAGGGTTTCTATAAGTGTACCCAGTAACCGATCTAGATCGGGTATGGTACACAGTGAAAAGATATTGGATTAACTATGAATGCGCTCTGGTTTGATAACTTCCATAGGATTAAAGAGAATCCACGTTGATTTCCATAGGATTTGATTCCTGGCCGTGGTAGAAGCCCCTTGAGTGGGTAATTTTTTTAAGGGGCTGTCTATGTATATATCTACTGACGAC